GGGGAGTTAAAGTCCTGTCATCATTTTTTAAATTCCGTAATTGTTGTTGGTCTACTCCCCCCTTTTTTCATCACCAAAATTTTAATTATTTATAGTTATGATAGAAGACGCATTACTCAAAGATTATTTCAAACTCACACCCGAAAGGAAAGTTGAAGTTATGGATGTGGTATGTGAGAAACTACACGACGCTTATATCCTACTTGAAACAACAACAGGTAAGAAACACGCAAAGGAAGTATTGGAACATACATTATCAACGGAGATGAATAAATCACTCCAAGATGAAAACTATGAGTATGCTGAAATCATAAACCAACTAATCCAATATATGACAAATGCCGTTGATTGAAAGACAACCAAGTGAAAGAAGGGATAAGTTCATCCAACGGTGTATGGGTGACTCAAAGATGGTAAGTGAATTCCCTGATAATCGTCAGCGTTATGCTGTTTGTATATCTCAATCCAAGAAGTAATGAATATACCAAAATTAGAAAAACCATACCATTACGATGGTGGAAATTACTATGAAAATCCAAATGATTATCAACAATCCATTCAACAGTTAATTAACAATGCCGTGTAATTGTAAAAACAATGTCCTAAAACGAGCAAAGAACCTCTTAAATGGACGCAAATGGGATGAGTTGGATGATATAACCTCTGGACAAATTGAAGGTCTCTATTTGGAGCAATTCAAGTCATATGGAACGGAGGAACAAATAATAAACTGGTTAAACCAAAAATAATGAACCAAGAACAAATCAAATCGTTAATAAGACACTTACTAACAGCGGTAGGTATATTACTAACCCTATTGGGGGTAGATAAACTAATTCCGGTGATAGAATACGTTCAAGGAAACTTGGATGGATTATTCGCAGCAATAACAACCGTCATAGGTATTGTAATGACTGTCATCGGATTCTTCAAAGATAAGGATAGATGGCAAAAAGAGGCAGACCAAGTATAACAACAGATAAATTGGTGGAAAGGGGGATATGGACTCCTGACTGGCAAAACAGAATTATTGAGTTAGGAAAACAAGGAAAAACCAAAACTCACATAATGGAAGAGATGATGCTTTCTCGTAAGACATTCTATAGATTATACGATTCTGACGACGAATTCCGAAACACCGTCAATAGAGCAATGGTATTATCACAGAATTGGTGGATAAATATTGCCCAAGAAAGATGGTTAAATGGGAAGGAAAAAAACATCAATTCTAACCACTGGTCACTTATGATGAGGAATATCTTTAAGGAGGATTGGTCTGATAGAAAGGAGATGGACGTAACGACACAAGGAGAGAAATTAAAAGATAGTGATATTGTTGTTAAGGTCATCCCCCCAAAAGATTTAGATGGAGATACAGACGACTAAAATATACCTTGATATTGAGAACGCCCTTCAGGAGAATAAACGATATATTTTCTTGAGGGGTTCTTCTCGTTCTTCAAAAACAACAACAGCATTACAACACCTCATCGTTACAGCATTATCAAAATCCAATACACTCATCACCATTGCCAGAGAAACTCAAGTGTCCATCAAGAATACCATTCTAATGGATTTTAAGGGGGTATTAACGAACTTAAACTTATGGGAGGACTCAAGATATAACAAAGTGGAAATGGTCTATAAATTCCCAAATAATTCAATCGTTAGATTTATTGGTCTTGATGACTCAACCGGTAAGTTAAGAGGTCTCAAATCTGAATATGTAATGGTGGATGAGGTTAATACCGTATCTATGGAAGCATTCGTTCAGTTGGACATAAGATGTGAGAAATACATCATCGCAGCATACAACCCCGAAATAACGGAAGACTGGTGGGGATTGGAATATGAGAAAAAAGAGAATGGGTGTATGATACATAGTTCGTGGAGAGACAATCCATTTCTTGATGATAGAATAATACAATCCATAAAAGAACTAAAAGAACTTGACCCTGATTTATATCAGATATATTCTGAAGGAAAGATTGTACCCCCAAGAGAAAAGATATTTGTGAATTATGACAAATATACAGAAGAACCAAGATATAGAGAAAGATACATAGGATTAGACTGGGGTTTCGCAACAGACCCTTGTGCTGTGGTGGAAGTGTTAATAAATGATAAGGATGTGTATTGTAAAGAATTGTTATATCAAGCAGGAACAACAAATGAAGACCTGATATTCCTTTTAAGAGAAATGGGTATAGACAGAGAAACAATCATTATCGCTGACTCGGCTGAACCCAAGTCAATACAAGATTTAAGAAGGGGAGGATTCAATATAAGGGGTGTAAAGAAAGGTTCAGGGTCTGTCTTATATGGATTACAAAAAATCAAACAAAAGAGAATACACATACACGAGGACTCACTTAATTTATACAGAGAGTTTAGTGAATTGAAATTCAAGAAGGACAGGTCAGGTCGTGTCACAAACACTCCAATAGGTGATGACCACCTGATAGATGCCGTAAGATACGTCATTACAGAGTTCGCAGATAAACCAAAAACAACATACCATTTTATATGAAAATATTATTGGACGAAAAAGAATACGAATTGGGTGACTTGACATTGTCACAATATATGAAAGTAAAAGACATTCAATCATCAGGTCAAAACATATCTGATGCTGAATTCATATCACTATTAACCAATATCCCCTTACAGGAGATAAGACAAGCAACCATACAACAAATAAACTTTGTATCAAAGGTCTTGAATAGTTGGTTCTCAAACTTAACAACCAAACAACCCCTCAAACAAATAATAAACTATAATGGGGAGATGTTGGGTCTTACACAACCATCAACGATGACATATGGAGAATGGACGGACTTGGAAGTATTAACATCACAAGAGAAACTCAACCTAAAACACTTGGCAGCAATCCTATATCGTCCTTGTGAAACGTTTAATGTTGAGACCCTTGAAAGAAAGATTGTTAAATACAATTATGATGAATGTATGGAAAGAAGTAAGGATATGGACGACTTCCCAATAGGGGACATATACTCAGCAATTTTTTTTTTTATGAAATACGCTCAACTACTTACCGGCAAGCATCAGAACTCTTTGGAGGACAAGAGGAAGACGATGAAGGAGTTGCTCCGCCAGACGAAAGAACAAAAGAAGAAAAACTCAAAGACCTAACAGATTTCTACTACAAGACATATATGATATTAACAAAGGAAGACCCCCTAAAATTGGACGATGTGTTGAACTTATCACTTCAGGAAGCCTTGTCGTATTTATTGTATATGATAAGAAAATGGAGACAAGAGAAAGAGGAGATGGAAAAATCAAGAAAGAAAAATAGAATTAAATGAATAACTTTAAGTCAATCATAGATAGTTTTGAGGCATTCGCATCACAACACCCCCTTATCAAAACATTTACATTCGGTCAAATGTCAGATACAGGACAGAACGAGGAGTTATTGGACTTCCCCTTATTACACGTTGTTCCATTACCTTCAACCATAAATGACACCTATACCGACTTTAATTTCAATATTATATTCGCATCTATGTTGGATGACATTCAATCCAATAACATAGACATTGTGGAGACATGCCACCTTATCCTTCAGGACTTCATTGAGTACTACATAAACCAATTAAAAGATTATTCCTTCTTCTTGGTCACCCCCGTTAATTTCAGTCCGTTCTTGGACAGATTTTCAATTTATGTGGCAGGTGTGGAAGCCCAAATAACCTTGAGAGTTGAAGGAACATATTGTCTATAATGGAAGAGCAGTTATTACAAGAGGTTGCCAAATTCACGGAGAAGTGGATAAAAGACCAGATAAAGAATAGAGAGTTTAACAGACCTTCAAAAGTGGGTGGGGTAATCAACCCCTCACCAAGAAGAATTAAGGGGACTGGTCGTCTTTATAACTCCGTAGAAACAAGAGTAGAGGATGGGGACATTATTGTCCTTATGGAGTTCTATGGTGCTGATATATTATTTGGTGAAGGAAGAAGGGCGGGAGCCAAACAACCACCAACAAAACCTATTAGAGATTGGGCGAGAATAGCAATACCAGGTTTCACACAACTATCAGAGTCAAAACAAAAAGGATTGGCATTTGTCATAGCGAGAAACATAGGACAGAGAGGTATTGGAGCATTGAACCTATTTAACTTATACGATGAAGAAGTATTTGAGGTGTTTGAACAAGAAATAAATAAACTCATAGAAGAAGGTGATTTTCAAGGTCTTGGATTAGATGTTGAAGAGATATTAGACCGAATTGTTCTATTGAGTAATGAAAGTTTTGAATTGTCAGTAGAATGAGTATAACAGCAATATCAACACCAGGAAGATATACCGCAGCATACGGTAATATTGTATATCAGGTGGAATCAACAAATCAGAATACCAAATACAAATTCAGATATGTATTTGATATTTTTATGAACTCACAAAAGATTGCCAGAATAAAGACCACCCCACAGAATACTGATTGGGGTCAGGTAGATATATCAAGGGTCATACAGAACTATGTGGAGTCAGTACCCGTCAATATGGGTTCAACATTACAAAATGAATCCATAGCAAAAGCAGATTGGGGATGGTTAAACGCAGATTGGTTAATATATGATGTATATGTCGGAGAAGAATATTCAACCACTGAAACAGGAGAACCCATATTATATAATGGTCTTGGTTCTCAAGGAGACCCCGCATATGAACCAACAGGTGGTGACCCAAGATATGTGATAAATGGAATAAAAGAATGGACTGATAAGAGTTTTAATCTATCACCATTCTATCTTAACACAACAGACCTACCAGGTCAATATGACTATAATGCTGATGACCATAGGTTCTTAACAAACGCTCCAAGAATACAATATGTAAGAGAATCTGATTGGGGGACATTATCAGCATTAAACTTCCACTTCTATCCTGAAAGTATTGTATCACAACCCGTATATTCAGCATACTTTGAATTCTTTGATGAGGGGAATAACTTATTAACAACAGGAAGAACATACAACCTCATAACCAATGGTGGATGGAGATTTAATTGTTCTGGTAATACGGCAGACCAACCCCTATATCCTGACTTTCAAAACAAGATGATTTCATATGTGGGAGCATATCCACAAAATCTATTGATTAATGGTATTGGATTACCCCCCATAACAAAATACTATAGAGTGTCATTGGAGAAGTCAGTTGATAGTGCCACACCCCCAACACCCTCACCAACCGCAACCCCACAACCAACACCTTCACCAAG